CCTTCTGGCCTTCAAGCAGCCCAACCCCGCGCTGATGGCCCCCTCGGCTGGCTACGTGTTCAGCTGGGCCGGCCTGCTCGGCGCTGGCAACGAGGGGTTGCGGACCAAGACGATCCCGGTGCCTTTGAGGAACGCGACTCGCGTCGAGAACGAGATGGCGTACGACATGAAGGTCGTCGCAAGCGACTGCGGCGCGTTCCTCGAGACCTGCGTTGCGTAAGCTGCTGTCATGGTGAGGCTCGTCGATGACTTGGACGTACAGCGGGAATCCCGGGGCGAGTGACCGAGACGCTGTGCGTTTCGCTATCGGCGACACGGACACCAACGACCAGCAACTGACCAACGAAGAGATTGCATACCTCCTGACTGTAGCTGGCAGCGTCGTGGCTGCCAGCTGCAGCGCCATCCGAAAACTGATTGCCAAGTACGTCCGACTCGTCGACCAGACGACCGGCCAGATCTCGATCACGTACTCCCAGCGGGCCAGTCAATACCGCGCTCTGCTGTCCGACATCCAGGATGACGGCCCCGTCGCTGCCTATGCCGGCGGCATCTCCATCAGCGACAAGGAGAGCGTCGAGAGCGACACCGATCGCGACCCACCAGCGTTCCATCGGGGGCTGACTGATAATCCAGGAAGCAAGTACAGCCTGACGGGGAAGGACTGATCGTGGGTCGCACGACGGACAAGGACCTCGGCCGGAAGGCACTCCTGATCCATTTGTCCCAGGCTCGCCACGCGTACGCCGACGTGGGCCTGTTCGAGGGGGAGGGCCACGAGGGGACTGAGCTATCTCTCGCCGAAATTGGAGCAGTGCATGAGTTCGGGACGCGCGACGGACGCATCCCTGAGCGGTCATGGCTGCGCAGGAATCACGACGAGCACCATGTGCGCTACGCCAAGATGCTCGACGCCGCGTTCAGTAAGATCTTGACCGGCGCGACAGATGTCGTCTCCGCTCTGACCGCATTCGCCGAGAAGGTGGCGTCGGATGCTCGACGGACCTTGACGCAGGTCCGCGAGCCACCGCTCGCTGCCTCGACGATCAGGGCCAAGGGCGGAAAGACCAATCCGCTGATCGACACCGGGGCTCTGCGGGCGGGCATCCGTGGCCGGGTGACCCTCGCTGGCCGGAAGGTATCCGACTGATGCAGACCCCCCCGGGCATGTTCACCGGCATGACGGCCCTGCGGTCCGCCGCAGGAGTCTACACGTCTGGGAAGTGGGTTCCGGGCGCGGAATCCACGATCGACCTCGTCGGAAGCGCCCAGCCGGCGACACCGAACGAGCTTCTACAGCTCCCAGAGGGCGACCGGACGAGGGCAACCATCGCCGTTTGGACCAACACGGCCCTGTACACCGCCAATGAGGGTACGGCGACCCCGCCTGACCGGATTGTCTGGGCTGGAGAGCAGTGGGAGGTGCAGAAGGTCAATCAGTGGGACCTCGGGCTTGCCCACTGCCACGTCCTTGCGACGAGGGTTGAGCGATGATCACCAAGGCGACCATCGAGGCCGCTGCGCGGGCGTGGGTTCTCGCATCGTCTGGGCTCGCCACAGGGAAGGTGATCTTTGCCAACCAGGATGGCCCGCGACCGGCTCCGCCGTACATGACGGTGCAAGTTATGGGCCCAAGGTCCGTCGGCATGGAGGACCCACGGGCGATCAGCTCCCTCGGCGTGCAGACGATCTACGGCGACAGGGAGGTCTCGGTCAGCGTTCAGGCATTCGGGACTGGCGCTGTGGACCTGGCCCGGTCGTCCGCGCAGGCACTGGCAACCGAGACCACGCGGGCGCAGCTCATCGCGGCGGGTTGCGGCCCGAGAGGGGCCGGGGTCCCCGAGGTGAAGGACTTGACCGGGCTCCTCGAAACGAGAAGCGAGGAGCGGGCACAGTTCGACGCGACCCTCGCGTTCACCGACACGTACACCGACAACGTTGGGCTCATCGAACACATCATCGGCGAGGGTACTTTCAGGAACCCGCCGCATGACGACATCGTCGTGCCGTTCGCGGCAGACAAGAGTTAGGAGGGCTTCATGTCCCTGAATGATCTGATCAACGTCACCATCAGCCGCGAAACAACGTCGGTGACGCGCCTCGGGTTCGGCTACGGGCTGATCCTTGGCGTGCACTGCAAGACGCAGAACCGCGTCGACTGGTACACGAAGAGCAGTTGGTCGACTGCGATGCTGGCCGACGGGTATCTGTCGACCGACGCGATCTACCTCGCCGTTCAGGCGTATTTCGCGCAGTCGCCGTGCCCAACCAAGGTCGCTGTGGGTCGAGTGCAGTCCGACCAGATCACGGTCTCCATCGACACCGTGACCGACCTCGCCGAGTACGGGATCACGATCAAGTGCGGAACGGCGGGAACTGCCCACAAGTACACGGCCGATGGAACGGCGACCCAAACCGAGATCGCCGACGGGCTCGTGGCGCTGATCAACGCCGGGGCCGAGGCAGCGTTTGTCACGGCGAGTAACGTTGGAAACGATGTCAGGATCGTGCTCGATGGGGCAACTCCGATGGTGATCACCCTCGCCGAGGGTGCAACGCTGATGACGATCGGAGACCCTGCAGGAACCATCGAGGACCTTGACACGGCGCTGGCTGCGATCGTGCTCGACGACAACGACTGGTATGCCATCGCTCCAGTCTCCAGAACCGCCGCCCAGCAGCTCCTCGCAGCCGCCTGGGTCGAGTCCAACGACAAGCTGATGATCATCGCGTCGGCGGACGCCAACATCGTCAATCAGACGGCGGGCGCTGATGCGACGAGCATCGCCCATTCGATCGCGGCGGCGAGCTACGTCCGATCGGCGGTGATCTACAACGCGCTGGCTGCGTCGAGCTACCCGGACGCAGCGTGGCTGGGGCGCTGTCTGCCGAAGAACGCCGGAAGCATCACCTGGGCGTTCAAGACCCTGACGGGGATCACCGCCGACAGCCTCACGGCGACACAACGAACCAACGCGCTGGCGAAGTACGCCAACGTGTACGAGACCGTCGCGGGCGTCTCGATCACGCAGATGGGGACGACGGGCGGGAACGAGTACATCGACATCACGCGCGGCATCGACTCGTTGCGCGCCGAGATGCAGGAGAACATCTACGCCCGGCTGGTCAACCAGGACAAGATCCCCTTCACCGACAAGGGGATCGCGTCGATCGAGGCACTGGTCCGGAAGTCCCTGGAGGACAGGATCGGCAACCCGTACAACTTCATCGCGTCGATCACGTCGATCACGTCCCCGCTCGCGGCCAACGTCTCGGCCGTGAACAAGGCCGCTCGCACCCTACCCGCCCTGGAGTTCGTCGCAGTCCTGGCCGGGGCAATCCACGAGATCGAGATCTCTGGCGTCGTGACCGTGTAACCACAGGAGAGAGCAACATGGCAACGCAGACCTACATCCCCGCCGAGGTGGCCGTGTCCATCGGCGGAAACGTGATCGGCGGGTACGCCGATGGGACATTCATCTCCGTCGAGCGCGAGACCGACGCCTACACGAAGCACGTCGGCGCGGACGGGGAGGTGAGCCGGACGGCGAACGCGAACCGAAGCGGGACGCTGACCCTGACGCTCAAGCAGACGGCGAGTTCAAACCTTGTTCTGGGAGCCTACGCCAACCAGGACGAGGCGAGCCATGACGCTGTGTTCGACGTGCTCATCTCCGACAACCTCGGCAACAAGCTTTTCGCGTCCGAGGGCTGGATCAAGAAGGTGCCGAACCAGGAGTACGGCGACGAGCAGGCCAACCGGGAGTGGGCGATCGACCTGGCGACCGTCATCCAGGAATGGCCGTCGGCGTAGGTGACCCATGAGACATGACCACGAGCGCGAGATCGACGGGCAGACCTGGAAAACGAACGAGTTCCCGGCAACAGTTGGGCTGCGCCTGTTCGTCGGTCTCGCGAAGCTGCTCGGGGGGCCGGTGGGCAAGGCCGTTGCAGCCTTGCGCGGGGACGGGCTTGACGCGGGGGTGGGGGTTCTCGGGGACGCGTTGGAGTCTCTGACCGGCCGGCTCGACGAAGAGCAGGTGCTGACCCTCGCCAAGCGGTTGCTCGCGAACACCACTGTGATCGACGAGGGCGGGAAGCTGAGGGACGCTGCGGGCCAGTTCGACCTGCTGTTTCAGGGGCGATACCTGACGCTGTTCAAGGTGCTGTGGTTCGTCGTGGAGGCGAATTTCAAGATCCCTTTGAGCGGGTTTCTCGCGGCGGGGGCATCGCAGGTCAACGCCGACGAGACAGGAAAGCAGTAGACCCCCGTGTGGTGCTCGGCGGGGCCAACGGGTCAGACATCTCGGAGGAATGGCTGGTGTGGAGGTTGGTCCTATCGCGCATTTCAACGCTGACCGAGCTGGACAGCTCGTGGTCTCTCGATGACCTGATCCGCGCCAACCTTGCCCTCACCCTTCAAGAGTACGCCTCTGGAGGCGAGGAGTAGCCCATGGCCGGGTCACTCACCATTCGCGAGTTGATCACCCGCTACGCGTTCAAAACAGACACGACGCCGATCGCCAAGCTCGATGCGGCAGTCGCAGGGCTCAAGACTCGCATCGGGAACGTCGACAGCAAGATCATCGGGGCGTTCACGAGCATCGCGAAGTACACAGCCGTCGGGGCTGCAGGGTTTGCCGCAGCGGCGGTCAAGCTTGCTTCCAGTGCGGGAGAGTCGGAGGACATGTTCCAGGCGGTATTCAAGGACATGGCTGGAACCACGCGAGCATGGTCCGACGATCTCGCGAAGTCGATGGGGCGCAACAGCTACAAGATCCGCGAGTTCGCCGCAAACCTGCAGGACACGTTTGTCCCTCTCGGGTTCAGTCGCGAGACCGCTGCAGAGCTGTCAAAAAACCTGGTTGAGCTTGGCATGGACGTGGCGTCGTTCAAGGACAGGAGCGAGCCCGAGGTGATCCACGCATTCACCAGCGCCCTCGTCGGAAACTCGGAGGCTGTCAAGGGGCTGGGCCTTGCGTATACCGAAGAGGATCTGAAGGCCAAGATTAAAGAGCTGTCAGGCTCGATGGCCGGCTTCAGCAAGATGGGGATGCAGCAGCAGAAGATGCTGGGCAGGTACTATCTCCTACTTCAGCGCTCTGGTGACGCGCATGGCAATGTAACACAGACTGCCGGAAGCTTTGCCAACATGGTCAAGCGGCTGAAGGCCCGCATCGAGGAGGTGACCGTCAAGATCGGCATGAAGCTGCTACCCGTCGTTGGCCAATGGATCGCGATGGCAACGAAGTGGATCGACGCGAACGAGGAGCTGATCAAGCAGAAGGTCGGCGAAGCCCTGGAGGGCATGGTCTCTGTGCTGAAGGTCATCGCCAAGGTCGTGGCGTGGCTCGTCGTGAACTGGAAGGTCGTCGTGGCCGTGGTCTCCGTGTTCGTCGGGGGCCGAATCCTGTTCGGCATAGCGTCGATGGCGAAGAACCTGTGGGGGATCGTCGGAGCCCTGAAAGGAGTCCTCGGCGCTGGGCAGGCGGCAGCGTCCGGGATCAATGCGGCTGGTGGAGCTGCGTCAACAGCAACCGGAGGCATCGGGGGGCTTTTGGCCAAGGTGGGCGCGGCAGCGATGGCGTTCAAGGTCGGGTGGGACATCGGGACTAAGATAGACGAGTGGACCGGGGCGTCAGAAAAGTGGGCAGAGGCGATGATGGGCCCGCTCCGCGCCGCGTCGAAGGCCAAGCTGTTGGTCTACCAGCAGACCGAGGGGTACAAGCGTCTCGTTGAACAGGCGCAGATGTACAAGGACCTCGCTGCGAAGGGGATCAAGTCGGTCGGCGTGGAGGGCGGGGGCCGGATGGAGCTGACCCAGGAGAACATCCAGAAGCGACTCGCTGCGCTCGCCGGGAAGCTCGGAATGTCCCCGGATGCGGCAAAGAGCGTTCTGCCTGGGCTGACGTCAGGTCCGACAGCACCTGGTACTCCGAATGGCAGCAAGGCGGTAACGGTTGCACCGGCGCAGATCACGGTCAATGTCCCGCCTGGCACCCCCGCCTCGCTCGCCCAGAGGGTCGCTGGTGCGGCCGGCGATGCAACAACCCGGTCGATGCGCAACGCACTGGGAGACGTGACCCGATGAACAACGTTCCCCTGATCAGTCTGATCGTCACCGAACCGCTCTACACCGGGATGGAGGACGTGATCACCGAGATTCCGCTAGACGCGCGCCTGAGCAGCTCGTACCGCTTCAGCGCCCAGGTGACAGAGTTCCCTGTCGAGTCTGGGGCGAAGATCACGGACCACGTACACCTTGACCCCGAGGAGGTAACACTAGACGGGCTCGTGTCGGACACACCGATCATGGAGATCCCCGCAACCCTGCGCCTGCGTGGCGACAACGAAGAGACGGCCAGCGGATCGCGCACACAGTCGGCTTTCGACGCGCTCCACACGGTATGGAAAAAACGGCTTCTTCTTACCGCCGTGACGGAGTACCAGGTGTACGAAGACATGATCCTCAAATCGTTCGAGGTCCCCAGATCCACCGACGAGGGCGGGTTTCGCTTCTCTGCGACCCTAGAGCAGATCGTGATCGTGGAGTCGATGACAGGCGCTCTGCCGCCCGATGTAGTCGCACGGCTCAAGCGCCGGAGTAATAAGAGGAAGGCGGCTGCTGGGGGTGGGGGGAGCGTCAAGATTGAGAAGTACTCGTCTCAGAAGGCCGCAGCTCAGGCAACGGGCAAGGCGTCGACGAAGACGGCAGACGCAAAGACGTCGTCAGCTGCAGCAGGGGCCGCGTCGAGGCACAGGAAG